GAATTAATTGATGTTATGTTTCCTATTGGTGTTAAAAATATTAAAAAGTATATACGTAAAGGCGATAAGCCATTTGCGGTCCGTATGAAAGGTACTCCGGTCCATGTTAAGTCTGCACTAAATTATAATGACATGTTAAAGCATCATAAAATTAAAACTATACGTGGTATTATAAATGGCGAAAAGATTAAATGGACATACCTTAAAAATAATTCAATGGGATTAGATACTATAGCATTGAAAGGATATGATGATCCAAAAGTAATTGCAGACTTTGTACAAGGCCATATAGATTATGATAAAGTATTTAAATCAGCATTTGCAAATAAGTTAAACGATTTTTATAGTGCTATGAATTGGGGATTGATCCCAGAAAATAATAATTTAGGAAAGTTTTTTGCATTCGGCTAAATATTCAAAAAAAGGAATATTATGGAAACATTAATTACAGTTTTAAGTACCATTGGGGTTGGAGCGTTATCGTTTGCAGTTTCAAGAGTGATAAGGTTGGCCAGACAGGTTAATGAGTTGAAAGCACATCAAGAGAATAGTGATATTGCTCTTGAAAATTCATCTAGAGATTTTTACGGAAGTTTAGATGGATTAACTTCTTCTATAGATAGAAGATTTGATAAAGTATGGACAGATGTTCATAATTTAAATAGTAAAAAAAGTAAATAACATTTAATTAAAAAGATTTGGTTGTTTGCAAAAACTTTCTTATATTAATAAAAAATAAAAAGATATGTACGGAAAAAGTTACTGGTATGGTAAAGAGGTAGAAGGCAGGTTGTCTGATATCGAAACGGTTTTTGTTAGAGGGCAATTACCTAAAAATTACAAAGAATATCCTCATGTTTATTTTACAATTGAATATATTGAAATGTGTTGTGTACATGAGAATTGGGATGATATCCATATGATATTGACTACTAATCAATATGTAACAATAGAAGCTAATAAAGGTACAATGGATAAAATTCCAATGTCTATCTTTAACAGAGTTCATGTGATATATAGAATTCAAGATGAGAATTTAGCAAAGCTAAAGAATACAGATACATTATCGATTGACGCTGGATGGTATAGAGTACATCAGATTACAAAATGCAATATGATGGAAATTAATCCAGATGATTATAAATTTGATAGAACAAAAGAGTAATATGAAAAGAAATTTATTTTATTTTGGCCTTGAACCTTTAAAGGCTAGGTATACATATCAGTTATGTAAAGAATGGATGCCAAAAACATTTGCAGAATATCCTGATCTTAACTTTGTAGATATTGAAGGAGACTTTGACCCAGATTGTGAAATCAAAGTTGGCGCGGTATTAGATGCAATTGGTAGAGGTAAATATTGTTTATCTCAATGTCAAAACTTCTTAAACCTACTGTATAATGACAAAGTACAGGATGGTGATATAATATTCTTGCAAGACTATTGGACACCAGGAGTCGAAGCCATATGGTATGCATTAGACCTATATGGCTATAAGGATGTGAAAGTGTATACAATGTGCCATGCGCAATCAGTTGATGAATATGATTTCACATATCCAATGCGTAATTGGATGCGTCCTTATGAATTAGGATTGGATAAACGATTGACTGGTATATTTGTAGGAAGTACGGTTCATAAAGAACAACTTCGTGAAGCAGGATTTGAAGCTCCTATACATGTCGTATCATTACCAATACATTTAGAAGCTACTCATGATATATTAGAAGGATGTGCAGAATTCGATAAGAAAAATGTAATTGTATATTCATCTCGGTTAGATAAAGAAAAGAATCCTTTCTTCATGATGAGAGTAGCTGAACAATTTTTAAATGAAAATCCAGATTATGAATGGCATGTCACCACTTCTGGTAAATCGTTTAGAAGCATGTTACCTGGAGTCTTAGATGCAATGAATGAATTAGCTCATGAGCAGCCTAGATTCAAATTGCTATCCGGTTTAACTAAACAAGAATATTATACCGAGTTAGCTACATGTAAAGTGCAATTTAACTCATCATTACAAGATTATGTATCATGGACAGTAATTGAATCAACTACATTTGGTGCTGATATAGTATTTCCAGATTTTAGAAGTTTCCCAGAATTTATCGATCAAGACAGATTATATAAACCATTTGATGTACAGTCCGCGGTAGATACCATATGGGATGCTATCAATGATCCTAGGACACATTTTGATATTGGTAATACATCTGACTTAGGTAGAAGAATGGAAGGATATATTATAGCAAATGACTATGATAAAGAACTTAATATATGGCATGAAAAAGAATATTGTCAAGAATTATTATATCAAGATTTTGATAATAAAATAAAAGAACGAACAACTCAAATGGAATTATTTTAATGAAAGATTTGATTTATTACCCGTCATTATCTGCAGGAGGATGTGCAGGAGACTTCAAGAAAAACAAAGAAGTTAAGCCTGGACTTACATGCAGATTTTATGATAAAGAATTTCCAGAACCATGGAGACATCCATATTTCCTAATTACGGCCGGCCACCATTACAAATGGATGGATGCCAGAGATAGATATGGATTAGATGATGATGTATTAGTATTAGGAGATTCAGGAGGATTCCAGTTAGCTACTGGTGCCATTAAATGGGATCCTGCGTTTAAGAAGACTATATTTGATTGGTTAGAAGCTAATTGCGACTTAGGTGTTAACTTAGATATCCCGCCGCGTGCGAAGTATGATGGAAAGTTTTACGAATGTATGGACATTAGTTATGATAACTTTACATATTTCGCAGATAACCAGACTGGTAAATGTAAATTCTTAAATGTTATTCAAGGTAACAATGTTGAAGAATATGAGGCTTGGTATCAAAAGATGAAAGACTTTGAATTCAATGGTTGGTGTATTGGAGGTGCTCAAAAGCGCGTTACCATGTTTATGTCGGCGTTAGTTCCTATGATTAAAAATAGAGAATTTGAAAAAGCTCGTAATCAATTTATACATGTATTGGGTATATCAAAGATATCCGATTTCTTTATGTTGAGTTTCCTTCAAAAGATGGTAAACAAATACCATGGAGGTAGAATACAAGTATCTACAGATTCATCGTCACCTGGTTTATATCCTGTATATGGAACATATTTACATTCACCTCAATTGAGTAAAATGACCTTTACGGATTTATATTTTCCAAAAGGAGAAAATTTACCTTACAATGCAGATGATTTAGTTCCTAATCCATTAGGTCATCCAGTATCAGAAGGATTTACGTTTGGTGATGTATCGAATTATAAAGGCGATGTTACAATGAAAATGACATTGAACAATTTATTTGTATTTAATGATACAGTTAAGCAAGTAGAAGAAATTGTGAAATGTCATAATGAATTGTTACAAACAGTAGTTCCAAGAGACTTCTATTCAGTGTTAATGAGCATGGAAGAGATGTTTAAGGATCCAGATAAGGCTATACATATCTATAACAAGAATAGACAGTTATATGATAGGTTTGGTGGTAGTACAAGAGATTTAGTAAATAATGAAGTGTTTAATCAATTCTTCGAATAAAAGAGAACAAATGGAAAAGAGAAAATTAACTAGTTTTATTGACAAGTATTATTTAGCAGGAAGTGCTAATTCAGTAGGTTTAAATGTTAAAGACAAAACGTTGTCATGTGAGTTTATTACAGATGATCAAAATGTTGTTGGTTCAGTATCAATGAACGATTTTGAAGTAGAAGATGGTACATTAGGAGTGTATACAACTTCTCAATTAACAAAACTGTTAACTGCATTAGATGAGAATATCGATGTGAAAGTTAACAAAGCAGATGATGCCGCATTTTCAATTAATGTGGCTGATAAGACAACTAATGTAACTTTCATGTTAGCCGATTTATCAGTTATTAGACAGGTTCCTCAAATGAAAGGACTTCCTGATTTTGGTGTTAAAATTAAATTAACAAAGGACTTTGCGGATAAGTTTATTAAATCAAAGAACGCGTTACCTGAAACTGAAAACTTTGCAGTAGAGAGTAATGATTCTGGTACTAAGATGATATTGAATTATTCAACTCTTAATACCAATAGAATTACATGGCCAATTGTTCCAGAAAAATCTGAAACATTAAATGCAACTTGCTTCTCAGCTAATTTATTCAAAGAAATTTTATCTGCTAATAAAGATGCAGATGAAGG